ATGGGTGTGCCGATGCAGGCGTCCGTAGCCGCGGCGCCGGTACTTCGCGTTAGCCGCAAGGACCAAGCGTACGACTTCATCAAAGCGTACCTAAAGCGAGCGGGGCACAGCCCGTCGATCCCCGAGATCGCGACAGGACTTAACGTCAGCCGCACCAGGGCGAAGGCGCTCCTTCACCAGCTTGCCGTCGCGAAGATGATCGAGCGTACGCCGGGCGCGCAGCGCGGGATCGTCGTTCCCGGCCTGAGCCGCGAACTGGCGCTCGAGGAGTTGCGGAGGGCGGGCTACGTCATCGACGACGACATCAAACAGGTACGCGGCCTACCCCCGTTCCCACAAGGGCAGGTGCCGCTGGTGGCCGTGATCGAGCATGTGCCCGATGTAGCCAGCGAGGATCTCGATGCCGAAACCCCAGACGCAGAGCGCGACGATCGCGCCGACCTTCACCCCGACTGAGCGGGAGCAGCAGCGCGTCGCGCACCTGGTGTTGGGTGCGCCGCGCCCTCGGCCGGGCTCGAACCGCCTCCGCAAGGGGAAGGTGCCCGCCAGCATCCCGCTCGCGCCCGGCATCGAGGAGCGGGTCGCTCTCCGCGAACGCTGGTCGCAGAAGGCGCAGGGCACCCCGGAGACGCACGAGCACGCGGCGGCGGAAGCGAAGCGCGAGGGCGCGCTCGCGCGCCTGGTGCAAACCGGCGCGATCGACGGTCACCAGCTCGCGGCCGCGGAGACGATCCAGGAAGCCTATCACTCGATCGTCGCCGACGTCGCTGTGCGGACGGCGAAGCTCGAGCCGCGCGGCAGTGGCGGCGGGCCCGATGCGGCATCGGCTGAACGGATCTCCGCCGTGATCCGCGAGCGCAACTACACGCAGTGGCGGGAGCGCGTCGGGCCGCACGGCGCGATGCTGCTGGCGATCATCGTCGACGACATGGGCCTGACGGCCGCGGCGCGGCGCTGGCGCCTCTCCAACCGCAGGGCTCGCGCGATCCTGGTGGCCGCCCTGGACTGCTGGGGCCGCTGCTAGACGTGCCCTTGTGGACAGTGCCCCAAAGGGCACGGCGCAAAGCGGTCACGTAACGGTCAAATCGACCCCGCCACAGCTGCATCCAGCGCCCGCCGCCCAACCCCGGGTGCGCGGGCGCTGCGCCATCGGGGAGAGCCCATGTGACCGTGAACGTTGCCGACCCGTTTCGGGCCGCCGCGCTGAAGCTCAGCGCCTATCGCCGCAAAACGATCGTCGGGCTGACGCGGGATCAGCCGCTCCTTCGCCAGGCCGCCCTGCAGCTGCGCAAGGTGGTCCGCGGATCCAAGCTGCCCCGCCGGTTGCGCCGCAAGGCGCAGCTCGGCTTTTGCGGCAGCTTCTAACCGTGGCCACCGCCCAGTCGCGCCCGAGCCTGGCCGATCAGCTCGAACGCATCACCCCGCGGTTCGACGCGCTGACCCAACGGGCGCGGCTGGGCAACCTATCGCAGGCCGACTTCAACGAGCTTGAGGAAGAGGCCCAGGCCATCGCCTGCGCTGTGATTGCGCCGTTCCGCGGGCCGGGGGCCCGACCGGTCGCCTCGCCGCTGCACGTCAGCGCCGATGGCACGAAATTGTTCTTCTGATGGCGATCCCCCGCGAAGCCATGCAGCGCGCCGTCACCGGCCATCCGGACGACGCGCTGATCGGGCTGCCTGTAAGCCTGGTGCGCGAGATCCTCGCTATCCTTCCCGTCGAGCGCGTCCGCCACCTCGACGTCAACCCGCCTGCTGGGGCGGCAGGAGCTGCTGCATGACCGAGGCCAAGCACCCTCCCGCGATCCATGTCAGCGGCGAGCCCTACCTGCGTGATGCCAAGGGCAGCCTGGTACCGCTTGCCTCGGTGAAGGCTGCCGACCTGCTGATGGACGAGATGGTGCGCGGTGTTCTGAAGGACGCGCGGGCGCTGTCGGAACTGATTTCCGCTTTCAAGGGCGCGACGTTCGAGAGGGTAGGGGCCCTGCAGGCACTGATCGCCCAGCAGTACGGCGCCACGCTGGGTGGCAAGAAGGGCAACATCACACTGACTAGCTTTGACGGCTGCGAGAAGATCCAGGTGCAGGTCGCTGACCTGATCGAGTTCGGGCCCGAGCTACAGGCCGCCAAGCTGCTGATCGACGAGTGCCTGGCCAAGTGGGCTGCCGGCAGCGGCGTCGAGCTGCGCGCCCTGGTCAGCCGCGTGTTCCAGGTCGACCAGGAAGGGAAGGTCAACCGCGCAGACCTGTTCATGCTCCTGCGCGTGGAGATCGAGGACGAGCGCTGGAACCGTGCGATGGACGCAGTCCGCGACTCCATCCGCGTGATCGGCTCTCGCACCTACGTCCGCTTCTACGAGCGCGACGCTTCGGATGCCGCGTGGCGCGCTGTCACAATGGACCTCGCCTCGGCGTGACCGTCGACCGCCTGCGCGGACGCGCAGGGCAGCGACAGCGGGTGCGCCGCCTCGCTCGTACCAACGGGCTTTGCGAGCGCTGCATGGCTTCCCAGCGGGCGACGATCGCCACCGTGGTCGACCACATCGTGCCGCTCGCCAACGGCGGCAGCGATGAGGACGACAACACCCGCAATCTCTGCGACGCTTGCCACCAGGTCGTGACCGCGGAGCAGTTCGGTCACCAAGTAGCCTTGGGCGCACGGGGTGTCGGCCGGGATGGTCGGCCGACCAACCCGGAGCACCCCTGGCGCGGCGGAGGCGGCAGCCGCCCCCCCCGGGGGGGGCAAAGTCGGGCCCCGGTTGGCCGGACACCGCCTGTGAGGTCCGTGTGCAACGGGACCGTTTCCAAAGTAAAAAGTTCGGGCTCGGGGGAGGGCGGTGATGGTGGCGAAGCGCAAGACCAAAGCCGCTGCTGCGACACCTCCGGTCGACAGCTCGATCGTCGCGGAGCCGGCATGGGAAATCCTGCTGCCGGACGCTGCGGAGCGTGTCGTTGCCGCTAGTCATTGGAGCCGCATCGTCGGCGAAATGACGACGCGCGAGATCCTGTCTTCGTCGAACGGGCACGCACTGCAGCGCCTGGTGCTGGCGTACATCGTCTACGACCGGTGCTCGCAGGCAGTCGCCAACGGCGGCATCGTCGACGAGCCGAACGCCGAAAACCCGAAGGCAATCGCGCGCCTGTCGATCTACTACAAGGCGATGCGCGAGGCGGAGAACACCGCCGAGCGCCTCGAGGCGCAGCTGGGGCTCTCGCCCGGCCGCCGCGGCAAGGTCGGCAAGGTTGTGAAGAACCGGGTGCGATCGGCGGGCGCCGATGCCTTCCTTGGCCCGGCCGGCTAGGGGGAAGTCGCCCGACCCGACGACCGCCTGGGCGGAAGCGGCGGTCCGCGGCGACTTCGTCGTGGGCGACCTGGTCCGGTACGCCTGCGAGCGACACCTCCGCGACATTCGGGATGCGGAGCGGCGAGGATACTTCTGGCGGCCGGAGCTGGCCCAGCGCGTGCTGGACTTCTTCCCGTCGCTGTTCACGATCACGGACGGGCCGGCGGCTGGAAAGCCGTTCCACCTGCTGCCCTACCAGGTGTTTTGCGCCGGCTCGCTTATGGGCTGGGTCAACGCGGAAGGTCGCTGGCGCTTCCGGTCGGCATGGATCGAAACCGGCAAGGGGCAGGCCAAGTCGCCGTTGATGGCGGGGCTCGGCCTGTACGCGATGGGCTGGTGCGGGTTCGAACGGTCGCAGGTTTATTCGATCGCGGCGAACAAGCAGACCGCGAACGTGCTGTTCAAGGACGCGGTGGCGATGTGCCGCGCCCAGGTGCCTGGCTACGACGAGGGAGAGAGCCTGGAGGGGCTCGGACACATCGTCACCAGCGGCGAGAACGACAACGTCTGGAAGCTCTGGCATCCGGCGTCGAAGTCGTTCTTCCTGCCGCTCGCCGGCGGCGCCGCGCAGTCGGGTCCGCGTCCGCGCATGGTGCTGGCCGACGAGATCCACGAGTTCACGAGCGACGCGCAAATCGAGATCTGGCGGCGCGCGATCACCAAGGTCGCCGGCAGCGCGATGATGGTGCTGGGTACCAACACGCCGGCGACGGCGCAGCTGGTCGGCACCTCCTACTCGGAGACGGCGCAGAAGATCGCGCGCGGAGAGATCCGCGACGATACGCAGTTCGCGTTCGTCGCTCGGGTCGACAAGAAGGACCGCGAAACCGTCTTCGACAACGAGGCGTGCTGGCAGAAGGCGCTGCCGGCGCTGGGCATCACCTACCCGATCGCGAACATCCGCGAGGAGGTGCAGACCGCCCGGACCCGGCTGTCGACCGCAAGCAGCGTCAAGCGCTTGTATTTCGGCATCCCGACCGGGGCGGCCGACTTCTGGATCTCGGAAGAGAAATGGGCCGCGGTCCTGGCGCCGGTGGACGACGAGACGATCTCGGCGCTGAAGGGCTGCCGGTGCTGGCTCAGCCTGGATCTGTCCAAGAAGAACGATCTCACTGCGCTGACCGCCACCTGGGTCGATGGCGCCGGCGTGTTCTGGCAGAAGACCTGGTACTGGACGACCAAGGACGGCCTCGCCGACCGGGCCAAGAGCGACCAGGCGCCATACGAGGAATGGGTCGAGGACGGCCATCTGGTCGCGATCGACGGGGCGACAATCGACAAGAGCTTCGTCGCCGCCCAAGTCGCGGCGCTTTGCGCCGAGCAGAACGTCGTCGAGCTGGTGTTCGACCCCGCCCACATGGCCGATTTCGAGAAGGCCTGCGAGGAAATCGGCTTTGCCGCCTGGCGCTACAAAGGGCCGAAGGAGCCGCAGGGCACCGGCCTGAAGATGGTCCCGCATGCGCAGGGCACCAAGGTCATGTTCGAGGACAAGCAGCACTGCATGCCTCGCTCGATCGAGCGGTTTGAAGACCGCATTTTGAAGGAGACGATCGTGATCGACGACTCTCCCGTCACCTACAGCTGTGCAGCCAACGCTGCGATCGTCACCGACGGGCAGAAGAACCGCGCGTTCGACAAGAAGCGCTCGCGCGGCCGCATCGACGGTATCGTCACAAGCGCAATGGGTGCCGGCGCGGCCGAGGCAGAAGGCCTCGGCGGCATTAGCGGCGCCCTCTTCCTGGATCTCGACTCCTGATGCGCCTCTCATTTGGACACGAGCTGGCGGGCGCGCCCAAGGTGCAGGCGGCCACAGAGAGCGCGCCGGTGATCGCCGGCGACGCCGCGGTCATCGAGTGGTTCGGCGGTGGTCAGCAAGCCGCCGGCGTCACCGTGAACGCCGAAACGGCGATGCGCATGTCGGCCGTCTGGCGGTGCGTGACCGTGATCGCCGGCGCCAACATGACGCTGCCGCTAGTGGTCTACCAGCGCGACGGAAAGGGCGGCCGGAAGCGCGCCGACGACCACCCCTATGCTCCGCTGCTGCGCGACCAGCCCAACGGCGAGATGTCCGGACCCGAGCTGATCGAGCTTGCCAGCATGGCGGTGCTCCTGCGTGGCAACGCCTATGGCCTGATGCGCCAGGCGCGCAACGGCCGCCTGACGTCGATCGACTGGTACCCGCCGACCAACGTGCAGCCGTTCCGGTCGCAGGGCTCGATCTGGTATCGCTTCACCAACCAGGACGGCAGCCAGGAGACGCATCACGACAGCTACGTGATCCACTTCCGCGGACCCGGCCGGGACGCGGACGGCATCTGCGCGCTGTCGCCGATCTCGTACCACGCCGAGACGATCGGCATCGGGCTCGCGGGCCGCCAGTACACCGCCGGGCAGTTCAAAGACGGGCTGCTGACGAACGACTATTTTCAGTTCCCGACCGGAACGACGCCGGAGCAGGCCGAGGCGTTCAGGGAGTATCTGCGCAACAAGCGGCAGGGCGTCAGCAACGCCCACAATCCGCTGATCCTGACCAACGGCGGCGAGTGGAAGCGGCTCGCCATCTCCGCGCGCGACGCCCAGCTGATCGAGCTGCTGCAGTATTCGGCGATCGACGTCGCACGCATCTTCGGCGTGCCGCCGTTCATGATCGGCGAGACCGAGAAGTCGACCAGCTGGGGCACCGGCCTCGAGCAGCAGCGCAACAGCCTGCACCGGCACACCCTGCTGCCGCACCTGGTGCGGTTCCAGAAAGAGCTGAACCGCAAGCTGTTCCCGATCGTGGGAGCCAAGCGGTCGGAGTTCTTCTGCGAGTTCGACGTCGACGCCTTCATGCAGGGCGACAGCAAGTCGCAGGGAGAGTTCTTCCGCGTCGCGCTTGGCGGCAACCAGCTGCCGGGCTTCATGAGCGTCGACGAGGTTCGCCGGCTGAAAAACCTGCCGCCGCTGCCGGATGGGAAGGGCGCGAACGTCTACGTGCCCGTTGCCGAGGCGGCCGCCAAGATGGGCCACACCGGCGGCCCACCACTCGACGAACCCGATCCGGACGCCGATCCGGACCAGCCCGAAGGTACCCCCGATGAAGAATAGGCAGCTGCTGAACCTGCTGCGGGCCAACGCCGAGCGCCCCGCCGGCATCCGCTCGGAGGTGGCTGGCGATACCGCCACCGTCTACGTGTACGGCCCGATCGACGAATATTGGGGCGTGTCGGCCGCCGATTTTTCGCGCGAGATCTCGGCCATCACCGCCCCCAACGTGGTGCTGCGGATCAACAGCCCGGGCGGCGACGTGTTCGAGGCGCGGGCGATGATGGCAGCGATCCGCGGCCATTCCGCCACCTTCACCGCCAACATCGACGGGTTGGCGGCCTCCGCCGCCACCGCACTTACGCTGGCTTGCGATCGCATCGAGATCGCCGATGGCGCCTTCTACATGATTCACCAGGCGTGGACCTTCGGGCTAGGCAACCAGGACGAATTGCGCACCACCGCCGACCTGCTCGGCAAGGTCGATGGCGTGCTGGTGGACGGCTATGTCGGCCGGACCGGGAAGACCAGCGACGAGGTGGTCGCCTGGATGAAGGCCGAGACCTGGTTCACGGCGGCCGAAGCCGTCGAGAACGGTTTTGCCGACGCGGTCCTGGAAACGACCGCTGCCGCCTCCGCCGAGGCGCGCGCCTTCAACCTCTCGGCATATGCGCGAGCACCCAAGGCTCTGATCGAAGAAGCGCCGGACGACGGCATCCGGCAGCGGATGCTGTCGCGCCTCGGCCTCTACGAACGCACGGCCGCCTGACGGCCGACACCCCAACGGCGCCGTCCCCGCGCGCCTGACCAGCCCCGCCTCTCGCGGGGCTTTTTTTTGGAGCATACCCCATGAACATCAAGGCGCTTCGGGACCAGCGCGCCGACAAGGCGCGCCAGGCCCGCAATCTTCTCGACACCAACACCGGTGACAAGTTCACCAAGGAAATCGAGAACCAGGTCGATGCGCTGTATGGCGAGATCGACCGCATCGACGCGCAAATCGAGCGTTACGAGCGGCAGGCCGAGATCGACGGCAATGAGCAGCTCGAGCAGCAGCAGACGGAGGTCGAGAACCGCGCTCGCGCCGGCATGACCCAGGAACAGCGCGAAGGCGCCGATCGCTACAACGCGGCGTTCCGCAATTTCCTGATCGTTGGCGAGCGCGGTCTCTCCAACGAGGAGATGACGGTGCTGCGCACCGGCGTCGCGCGCAACGAGCAGTCGGGTCAGCAGGGCAACGGCGCCGCCGGCGGCTACCTGGTGCCAACCGGGTGGGGCGGCCGCCTGCTCGAGGCGCTGGCGACCTTCGGTGGCATGCGCGATGCCGCAACCGTCATTCAGACCACCGGCGGCAATCCTATACCGTGGCCGACGGTTGACGACACTACGGCCGAGGGCGAGATCGTCGCCGAGAACCAGCCCGCGAGCGACGATGACGTGGAGTTCGGCTCGATCGAGATCGGGGCGTACAAGTACAGCTCCAAGGTCTTCACCATCCCGTTCGAGCTGATCCAGGATCAGGGCCCGGGCATGGACATCGAGGCGTTCATCCGTCGGGCGGCCGCAATGCGCATCGCGCGGATCAGCAACCCGGCATTTCACCACCGGCACGGGCGTCAATCAGCCGCGCGGCATCGTCACCGCCTCGGTCGCCGGCAAGATCGGCGCCGCCGGCGCTGCCGTCGACCACGGCACGCTGGTCGACCTCGAGCATTCGGTGGATCCGGCCTATCGCTCGATGCCCGGCACCGCGTTCATGTTTCACGACACTACGCTGCGCGAGCTGAAGAAGCTCAAGGACAGCGAGGGCCGTCCGCTGTGGGTGCCCGGCGTATCGACCAAGGAGCCGGACGTGCTCCTCGGCTACCGGTACCGCATCAACCAGCACATGCCTGTGGCGGCGCCGAACGCGAAGTCGATCCTGTTCGGGAACCTCAAGGAGTACCTGATCCGCGACACGATGCAGGTGACGCTGTTCCGGTTCGACGACAGCGCCTTCACCCGCAAGGGCCAGGTCGGCTTCCTGGCCTGGTCGCGCCATGACGGCGACCTGATGTCGGCCGGCGCACCGGTGAAGCACTACCAGCACGGCCCGAGCGCCTGAGCTGGGGCGGGCGGCTCCGGCCGCCCGCTTTCTTCGTCACCCACAAGCGAGAGGGCTTCATGAACCAGAACCAATCCGGCCGGCGCATGCCGACCCCCGCGACCGCTGCTGCTCAGGCGACGTCCGACGCTGCCCCGGCCACCCAGTCCGCAACCTCGGCTCCGCAGGTCGCCGACTCCGCGGCGGCCTCTGCAGCGTCGGCCGCCACTTCGACCAGCTCGGCTGCGCAGTCTGCGACCAACGCCGCGCAATCGACCAGCAACGCTGCACAGGCCGCAATGGCCGCTGCCGGTAGCGCCTCGAGCGCGGCCGCACTGGCGGCGTCGGCTGTCACGTCGAGCCAGTGGGCTGCAGCCGGTGCCCAACGGGCGACGTCAGGTCTCTCGCAGGCGCTCCCCCTGGAGCACGCCACCTTCGATCCGGACGAGCTAGTGGAGATGCGCGTGCTGGTCGACCACGACGGGCATGCCTGCGACGCGGTTATCGTGCTGCCTGCCGGCGAGGCGCGGGCCGCCGAAGATGCCCGCTGGGGCGACACGCACCCGGCCGCGATCGCGGCTGCCCGCGCGTAATGGGCGCCGTCGTCGACGTCGCGTTGCTGCGCGACCAGTCCCGCGCCGATGACGCCGACGATGCGCTGCTCGAGCTGTACCACGACGCGGCCGTTGCCTGGATCGAGAGGCGCACCGGCGCCCCTCTCGTCGCCAACGGACCTGCGGATCTGCGCATGCTGATCCTGCTGCTCGTGGCCGAGTTCTACCGCAACCGCGAGGCGGGCGAGCTGTCGGCCGACGTCGAGCGATCGGCCATGCTGACGCTTCGCCCGCACCTGCCGCTGACCGCATGAGCGGCCTGGCTGCTGGGCGGCTTCGCCACCGCATCGAGATCCGCCGGCGCACGCGGCAGAAGGATGGGAAGGGTGGCTACATCGAGGTGTGGGCCCCGGTAGCGACGGTTCGGGCCGAAGTCGTCAGCCTCGACGGCAAGGAAGGATTGGCTGAGCACGTCGTGCAAGGCGTCTCGAGCTACCGGATCCGAGTCCGCTACCGCGAAGGGATCCGCACCGATGACCAGGTGCGCCACGGCTCCCTCGAACTCAACGTCACGTCGGTCGCGGATCCATACGGCACGCGCGAGCAGCTGGTGATCCTCGCCACGACGGCCGCGGCGGTGAAAGCCGGCTGATGGCTGGGCGGAAATCCCGCTTCGAAGGGGTGCTGGAAGCACAGGCCCTCTTCGAAGCGCTACCGACGGCCGCGCACGAAGAGCTTGCGGTCGAGATGGGGATCCTCGGCCGCGAGATCCTCGCGGCGCAAAAGAATGACGTCGCCAAGGATACCGGCGCGACGGAGGCCTCCCTCTCGCTGCGAGTGCTGCTGAGCAAGCTGAAGCTGCAGGTCGGCGCGCTAGGCGGCGCGAACTATCGGGGCACCCGCAAGCTCGATGGCCTGGTCGCCCGGCTGATCGAACGTGGTCGGGACGGCCAGACAGTCGTCGTCACCCGCCGGATCAAGAAGCGGCGCGTCACCGGCAACGGCAAAACCAGCGCGCGCAATGTGAAGTACCTGGGCGCGAGCAACCGGCTCCGCCGGCGCGGGCCCAACGCGGGCACGCCGATCGGCAGCCCCTACAAGATGCGCGTGAAGGCACAGGGCGCGCGCCCGTTCGTGGCGCAGCCGCTGCTGCAGGAAGTCGCCGAGGCGCACCTGTCGGAATTCTGGAGCCAGGCGCTCACGCGGGCGGGGATTAAGCCATGAGCGACGTCGTCGACCTTCTCTCGGCCACATCGGACGGCGTGTTTGCGCTCCTCGACGCGGCGATCGGCAGCGACGCCGTCGAGGTGACCACCGAAACGCCGCAGCTGGAACCAGGCGACACGACCGAGCGGCAGTTCGTCCTGATTGGCGACATCGATGTCGGCAATGACGGCGGGAAGGGCGAGCAGGCCGAGCGCATCACCGTCCAGGTGGTCGTGATCTACCGCGGCAGCCAGCGTTCCAAGCTGCACGCCCTGATGCACCAGGTGCGGGTCGCGCTCGAGGACCAGGTGCCGGCGATCGCCGGCGTCCACTTCGGCTCGATCGACTGGATCGGCGCCGCGTCCGGTTCCTCCGCCCGCGACGGCATCACCTACGCCGGCATCCACGAATTCGAAGTCAACGCAGAGCCGGCCTGAGCCGGGAAAAGGAGCACAACCATGGCAAATGAGCAGGGCAAGGACTGGCGCGTCCACATCAAGAGCGGCGCCAGCGCATTCATCCCGATCGGCGGCGAGACGTCGTTCGACTGGGCGCGCTCGAGCGCGGAGCAGGACCAGAGCGACAAGGACAGCGGCGTCTACGGCGCCACGACCTACGGCCAGCAGAAGATCAGCTTCAAGGTCGCCGGCAACCTCAAGCTGCCCGACGCCGGCTTCACGGCGGCCGAGGCGGCTTCGAAGCTCTCGCCGCCCGAGATCGAGGTTCAGATCAAGCGCGGCAACGTCATCAAGTTCCAGGGGATGATCGCCATCGGCAACTTCTCGGCCAGCTTCCCGAAGGATGGTCCGGCGACCTATTCGATGGACATGGCCAATGCGGCGGCGCCGACGATCGACAACCTGTCGGCCGTCGCGCCCGCCGCATGAGCGGCGCCAATCCCGAGCGGGGCGAGCACGAGCTCGCGCTCGCCGGGGTGAAGTACCGGCTGCGGCCGTCGTTCGATGCGGTCCGCGCGATCGAGGCCAAGACCGAACCCCTGATGATCCTGGTGCAGCTGGCCAACCGCTTCCAGCTGACCCTCGACCAGCTGGGCGTCGTCGCTTGCGAATTCATCCGCGCCGGCGCCGAGGAGAACGACCACGCGACCAAGGCGGTGGCTCCGGAGCGGCTCGCCGAGCTGATCTATGAGGAAGGCGCCACCCTGGTGACCGCCCGCCTGACTGTTTGCCTCGCAGATGCAGCGTCGGGCGGGCGCAAGGCATCGGGGGAAGCGAAGGCGGTAGCGGGGAGCTGAGCTTCCCCTACCGCCGCCTGATGGGGCTCGCGTCGGACGCCTTCGGGTGGACGATCGAGCAATTCTGGCGATCGACGCCCCACGAATGGTGGGCGCTGATCGAAGCGCGACAGGAGGCCGTGAGGGCCCAGTCGCGGATCTAATCGATGGAGGCGCTTATGGCCGCACGCAACAGCGCGCGCCGGGACCTGTTCCTGCAGGTCTCGGGCTCCGTCGATCCGCTCAAGGCGATCCTGAAGTCCGGCAGCTCGGCCCTGCTCGAGTTCAAGGGCGATGCGGAAAAGCAGCTCGACGCCGTCGAGAAGTCGCTGCGCGAGATCGGCGGCGCCGGCTCTGGCGATGCCGCCAAGCAGATCGCCCAGAATTACAACGCGGCGTTCCGCGAGATCCGGCGCAATGCCCAGGAAGTGGCCGGCACCGGCAACGGCAGCGACGCCCTGCTGATCGTCAACGCCCGGGCCGCGCGCGACGCGGCGCTGGCAGCCGAACAGCGCGCGGCCGCGCTTCGCGTCGTCGCTGAAGCGGCCCGCGCGGAGGCGGTCGCCCAGGGCGGCACCAACGCCGTCCTGGTCCAGTACGCGGCCGCAGCGATGGCGGCGGAGAAGGAGACCACCGACTACGCGATCGCGCTTCGGAATCAGGCGAACACGCTGACCGCGGTCGAGGGCCGGATGGGCGCGCTGGTGCCCGCCGGCGAGAACATCACGAAGATGAGCGGCCAGGCGCGCGCCGGCATGCAGCAGCTCAGCTACCAGCTGGGCGACGTGGCCACGCAGTGGTCGATGAACACTCCGCTCGCCGTCATCTTCGCGCAGCAAATCGGGCAGGTGACCCAGGCGATCGGGCTCGTCGCAGGCGAGGCCAAGGGCTTCATCGGCTTCATGGGCGGCCCCTGGGGCATGGCGATCGCCGCGGCCCTGGTCGTGATGACGCCGCTGGTCGCCAAGCTGCTCGAGGGCGGTGACGCGCTCAAGAACGAAGTCGACGAACTCAAGAACAACGCACAGGCCGCGGCGCTGGCCGACGAGGCGAAGAAGGCGTTCGCCAAGACCGAAGCCGGCATCATCGACGACGTCCGCAAGCTGACGGAGGAGATCGATCGCCAGAACGATTCGCTGCGGACCAATGCCGAGCGGCTGAACGCCCGCGCCAACAAGGACCTGGACGAGCTCCGCGACAAGCGCGCGCCGGCGGCCGAGAAGGTGGCCACGGCGCAGGCGAACCTGGCGGAAGCCAAGCGGGGCGGCCCAGGGCAGGGGCTTGCGAGCCTCACCTACGCCCAGCGGCAGTATGATCGGTTCAAGGCCGAGCTGGACGCGATCGACAAGGGGATCGTCGCCGCCGAGCGGGCCCTGGCTAAAAGTCGGGCCGGCCTGGCCGTCGAGCAGTCGGCCGCCGACGTCAAAGCCTTGGCCACGCCGCAGGGCCGGCTCGATCGCGACTTCGCCGACGCCAAAGAGAAGCTGCAGCTCGAGTACACGCAGAAGATCGTCGCGGCGAAGACCGACCTCAACAAGCAGCAGGCGCTCACCAACGAGCTGACGCGCAAGCAGCTGGCGCTGCAGACGAAGTACGATGCCGACACCGCGGCCGAGCAGAAGCGGCAGTCCGCCGCCCGGGCCGCCTCGAGCGGCTCGCTCACGCCCGCGGCCGTCGGCAAGATGCTGCAGGAGCAATTCGGCGGTACCGTCACTTCCACCACCGGCGGCAAGCACACCAAGACCAGCTTCCACTATCGCGGCCAGGCGCTCGATTGGGTGCCGGCCGGCGGCATGGGGAAGGTCAGCAAGCAGGAGATCCGCAGCTACCTCGAGGGGCAGGGGATCGACATCAAGGAGCTGCTCGGGCCCGGCGACAAGGATCACAACGACCACTTTCACGTCGCGTTCTCCAAGACCCAGCGCGGGCAGGACGCGGTCGACCAGGACCGGGTGCGCCGCGATCAGGCGGAGGCGAGCCGGCAGCAGGCCTATGCCAACCAGCTGCGGTCCGCGCAGGACGACTTCTACCAGGCTCAGGTCGCGCTAGCCGCCGGCGCCGAGCAGCGCGTCGAGATCCAGATCGAGCAGCTGCAGGCGGCCAAGGTCCAGCGCGACCAGGCTCTCGACGCCCAGGTGAAGGCCGGCAAGCTCGAGGTGGCGGAAGCCGAGAAGCTGAAGGCGCTGGGCGCTCAGACGCTCCTGGCGCGCGAGATCGTCGCCTACCGCGAGGACGAGAAGCGCAAGGAGAGAAAGCGGCAGGAGCTGCTCGACCAGGCGCTGGAAGTGGGCCGGGCCGAGCAGGACCGGCAGCGGTCGCTCCTCGAGCTGCAGGGCCAGTACGCGACCACCCTCGCGCAGCGCCGGAACAACGCGCAGGAGTTGCTCGACATCGAGCTTCAGCAGCGCCGGGACCTGGCGAAGCGCAAGACGCAGAGCACGGACGAGCGCACCCGCGCCGAGGGCGCTCGCGATCTGGAGCAGATCGACCAGGAGGAGCCGCTTCTGCGCGACCAGGTCGATCGCGAATATGCCCGACCGCTGGACCGGTACCGGGAGCAGCTGAAGGCCGCGACCGACGACATGGACACGGCGCTGGAAGACGTAGCGGTCCACGGCTTTGGCGCCCTTGAGGATGCGGGCTCGCGCGAGATCGCAAACCTGCTCAAGGTGAAGGGTGCGTTCGGCGAGTTCGCCTCAAGCGTTATCGCGGATCTGGCCCGCATCGCGATCCAGAAGGCGATCGTCGGGACGATCGGTGGCGGCTTCTTCGGCCTGAAGACCGGCGGCAAGATCGAGAAGCGCGCCGGCGGCGGTAAGATCTCGGGCCCGGGGACGGGCACGTCGGACAGCATCTTCGCCCTGATCGACGGCAAGGATCCGCTGCTGGTGTCGAACGGCGAGTCGGTGGTCACCGCCGAGGCGACCCGGCGCTACTGGCCGATCATCGATGCGATGAACAAGGGCAGGTTCCCCGGCCTCGCGACCGGCGGGATGATCGGCTCGTCTGTGCCCCGCATGGCGGATTTCAGTTCGGTCACACCGCAGTCGGTCACCCGGCCGATGGGCCCCGGCCGAATGCAGCTCGATGCCAACGTCCGGATCGATGCCGGTCCGGAGTTCGACGCCAGAATGGAAAGCGTCTCGCTGCGCACGGTCGCCGCGACGGCCGAGCCGATCATGGCCGGCGCCGAGGCGCGCGTGCGCCGGCGCCTGGCGCGACCGGATCTACCAGGAGGGTTCGGCTGATGATGATTTCGATGCCGCCTCGACCGGTACCCGCGAAGATCCGGTGGGACATCGATCAGCCTGCCCAGGTCAACCGGGGCGAGTGGACCGGCAAGCGCCGGGTCACGCTGCTCTCGGCTGCCCCGCGGCTCTACGCCTCGGTGACCATGCCGGCGATCATCGGCGAGGACCGCGTGCTCGACTGGCGCGCCTTCGTGGTCGACTGCGACGGCGTCGCCAACAAGTTCCCGCTGATCGCGTGCGAGCGCCCCCAGCTTGCCGGCGACCCGAAGATCACGGTCGATGGGGCAGGGCAGACCGGGCACGCGCTCAAGACCAAGGGCTGGGGCTCAGCCGGGGCCAAGTTGCGCCGCGGACAGTTCGCCACCGTTGGCGAGCACCTGCTGATCCTGATGGCTGACGTCGTCGCGGATGCCGAGGGCAAGGCCGAGCTGCGCTTCAAGCCGTACCTCCGCGTCGTCCCGGCCGATGGCGAGCCGGTCGCGGTGCGCCGCCCCTATGCTGTGGTGTCGATGTCCGACCCAAAGAATGGGTGGGCGGTCGACGTCGGCCAGAACTACGACATCACCTTCGCCTGCGAGGAAGCGTTTTGATCGACAACCGTCCTGACGCCGCCGCCCAGGCGGCGCTGGCGGCCGACGTGCGCCGGCCGGTGACCTTTGCGTTCCTGGACCTGGCCTCGGGGCCGATCCGCGTCACCAACGCCCCCTACAGCTTCTCCTTCAGCGGCACCGGCGACGAGGACCTGGACGGCTTCACGTTCGAGGCCCTGGATCCGCGCTTCGTCTCGGTGGGCCCGGTGAAGGCGCGGGAAGGCGGCTCCGACACGCTGACGCTGCAGCTCTCCGGTCTCGCCGGCGTCGACGACGACGTGATGTCGGAGATCGGCGACCGCGCCAACTATTCCGGCCGGGATTGCCGGCTGTGGCGGGCCATGCTCGATCCGCAGGATCTGACGCAGATCGGCGCGCTGTGGTCCTACTTCACCGGCTATATGTCGGTGCCGCATATCCAGGGCGATCGGCAGAACCAGACGATCAACCTGGAAGTCGAGACGTATCTCGCCTTCTTCGGCCAGGCGTCGAACCGCACCTATCTCGACCAGCAGCTTTTCGACCCGGGCGACCGCTCGGCCGAACTCGCGATCGCAATCGCCAACGGCGCCGCACGCCGCCGAACCTGACGGAGCGACCATGACCCGGAAACCCGATTGGGAGGCGCGGCTTGCCGCGTACCTCGAGCCCTTGCGCGCGCGCCCGTTCGCCTGGGGGCAGCACGACTGCTGCACCTTCAGCGCCGGCGCCGTCGCCGCGATGACCGACGTGGATCCCATGCCGGAGTTCCGCGGCCGCTACACGACCGCGATCGGCTCCGCGCGCGCGCTGCGCCGGTTCGGCCGCGGCACGCTGGCCGCGACGCTCGATGCGAAGTTCGAGCGCGTCGAGCCGGCGTTCGCCCAGCGCGGCGATGTGGTGATGTCCTCGGGGCTGCTCGGGATCTGCATGGGGCCGTTCCTGGTCGCTGTCGGTCGCGAGGGCGATCGCGAGGGCCTGGTCCGGATCGAGCGCGCGCGCTGGGTCGAACCGCGCGCCTGGCGCGTGCAGTTCGGGTTCTAAGCGATGGCCAAGGCTCTAAAGGTCGCCGCGATCGGGCTTGGCGCGATCGCCCTGGTCGCAACCGGTGTCGGCGCCGTGGCGTTGGGCGGCCTCGCCGGCACGCTGACGGTCGCCGGCGTTTCCACCAGCACGCTGCTGTTCACCGCCAGCGGCCTGAGCATGGCCGCGAGCCTGGTGCAGAAGGGGCCCAAGGTCCCCACGGCGCAGACCGATCGTCTGACCGCGAGCATCGACCCGCGCGCCTTTCGCAAGACGGTGCTGGGGCAGACCGCGTTCCCCATCGACGTCCGCTACGAAGAGTGGTCGGGCGAGGACCAGGAATATTGCGACTGGATCGTCGCGCACGCGAGCCACGCGATCGATGGGCTCGAGGAGATCTGGTTCAACACCGAGCTGGCCTGGTCCGCGTCGAGCGGCGTCACCGCCAAGTTCCGGAACTACTTCTGGCTGTCCAACCAGGTGCTGGAAGGCTCGCCGGCGAACGCCTTCAGCTTCAACAAGGGGAAGTGGAACGGATCCGCGCGCCTGACCGGCTGCGCCTATTCGCGCTTCCGCTTCAAGGTCACCGGCAACTCCAAGAAAGCCGAGAGCCCGTTCTCGGGCGGCATCCCGAGCCGCATCACCGCGATCGGTCGCGGCGCCAAGCTCTACGACCCGCGCCGCGATTCGACGGTACCGGGCGGAAACGGCGCGATGCGCGCGGACGATCAGTCGACCTGGCGCTACCGGACCGACGACGGCGCGGTGATCGGCGAGAACCTGCCGCTGCAGATCCTGCGCGTGCTGCTGGGTTGGCGGATCCGCAATCCCGTGACGGGCGAGATGCGCCTGGCGACCGGCTCGGGCATCCCCGCGCGCCGGATCGACCTGCAGAGCTTCATCGTCGCGGCGAACCTCGCCGACGAGCTGGTGAACCGCTCCGCCGGCGGCCAGGAGCCGCGCTTCCATGGCGCGGCCGTCGTGTCCGAGGGCGATGACCCAAAGACCGCGCTCGACATGCTGTGCGCTGCCTGCTGCGGCCGCTTCCGCGACACCGGCGGCAAGCTGGCGCTGTCGATCGCGCACAACGACCTGGCGGACGCCGCGATCGACGAGGGGCTGAACGACGACGACGTGGTCGGCGCCTTCACCTGGGATCCGGACCCGGCGCTGGATTCGACGCCCAACGTCGTGCGCGGCCGCTACGTCGACGCGAGCACCGCCTCGCTCTATCAGCTGATCGACTATCCCGAGGTGCGGATCGCCAGCGCCGACGGCATGGACCGGATCCTGACCATGGACCTGGGCGCCGTCGAAAGCGCCAGCCAGGCGCAGCGGATCGCAAAGCAGACGCTGCAGCGGAAGCAGTATCAGCGCGAGTTCACCGCGCCGTTCGACATCCGCGCGTGGAAGTACCCGGTCGGCAGCGTCGTGCCGTTCACCTTCGCGGCCCTGGGCTTCAAGCGCGCCCTGTTTCGCGTGGCAGCGCAGGAGCTGGGGCAGGGCGGCACGTGCGTGATGACGCTCGTCGCCGAGCATGGCTCGATCTACAGCTGGGATCGCGACGATGCGGCGCCGGTGCAGGCGGCTGAGGCGATCGTCTACGACGGGTCCAAGAACCCGCTGATCCTGGCGATCAACGATGCGGCGACCACCGCGATCTGGGAGACCGTCGCCGATCCGAACGGCACCAAGCCGGCCGATAACGCCGACGTCACCGGCGATAATGTCTCCAAGGACACCAGCAACGTCGGCGGCGTGCCCGCGAACGAGGTGGCCGCTGGCGTCGGCAAGATCCCGAACATCGAGCTGGGTGTCGACCAGGCTAAGAGCGACATCGGCAAGCTGTTCGCGACCTACGGCGATACCGCGTCTGCAGCCGCATCGCGCTCGGCTGCGGAAACTGCGGCCGGTGCGAGCCAGACTGCGCAGCGCAATGCCGAAGCAGCCCAAGGCGCGGCGCAAGCTGCACGGGACGCGGCGAATGGCGCCCTGGATCTCGCAAAGGGCGCGCGCACCGGGGCGGAAACGGCGCGCGACCTGGCGAATGCCGCCAAGGCTGCGGCGGAGCAGGCCAAGGGCGATGCTGTCACCCAGGCCCAGGCGGCCGGCGGCGCAGCCACGACGGCCACCCAGAAGGCGCAGTCGGCCGCTGACAGCGCAAGCGCGGCCAGCGCGTCGGCCGTCGCGGCGTCCACCAGCGCGGGCAAGGCGTCGGATCACGCGGCCGCGGCATCGTCCAGCGCGTCGGCCGCAACGACCAAGGCCACCGAGGCGAGCCAGAGCGCGAACGCTGCCTCTACCGCAGCGTCGACCGCTTCGACCCGGGCGGGCGAGGCCAGCACCTCTGCAAGCGCCGCAGCGACGTCGGAAGCCAACGCGCTCGGCTATCGCAATGCCGCCTCCACTTCGCAGCAGGTGGCGGCCAGCTCGGCGACCGCGGCCGGCTTGAGCGCAGCAGCAACGCTCCCGAGCGACTTCGCGGATCTGCGCAACTGGTCGATCTACACGGACGGGTCGCCTGCGGAGCGGTACGGGCTGCGGTGGCCCTACGAGTGGTTCCTGGACACGAAGCTGATCCGGACGCCGAAGGGCGCCTGGACCGTAGCGTCGGTTGGCGTCACGCCGGCGGTCGCTGGCCGCACCGTGCGGATCGAGTTCGAAGCGGCGCCGATCGATGTTGTCGGCGGCACCTTGTACGTTGGGCTCGGCCTGATGGATGCCGGCTATGTCGCGGCACCGCTGGCGACGCTCGTACCGAGCCGGCGCGGTGTCGTGCAGCGCGGGGGCTGGAACAGCTACAGCTACGACTTCGTCGTTCCGGAGGGGTGGGCGTTCCTGCGCCCCTATGTGACGGCCGACGTCTACTCGACCTCGCGCTGGTACTTTCGCTCTCTGCGGGTCAGCGACGTCACTGATCGTTCAGCGGCGGAGGGAGCCGCAACTGCTGCCGCCGGCAGTGCTTCGTCGGCGAGCACGTCGGCGACCAGCGCCGGGCAGTCGGCCACTGCGGCATCGGCCTCGGTCACCAGTGCGTCGACGAAGGCCGGCGAGGCATCTACCAGCGCATCGCAGGCTGCCAGCAGCGCCAGTGACGCGCTCGGGTCGAAGAACTCGGCCGCGACGTCCGCCACGAACGCTGCAGGCTCGGCCACGACGGCGGGCGACAAGGCGAGTGCCGCCTCGGGCAGCGCCTCCAGCGCCGCCACCTCGGCCTCTGGCGCGGCAACCAGTGCCGGTGCTGCCGAGAGCGCGAAGACGGCGGCCGAGACTGCACGCGGCCAGGCGCAGACCTTCCGCGACCAGGCATCCACCAGCGCCAACGACGCCGCCGGCGCCGCCTCGACCGCGACCCAGCAGGCCGGTGTGGCCGCTTCGAGCGCGACGGCAGCCGCAACCGCTCTGGCGCAGTCATTCCCGAACGCCTTCGATCCGGCAGGGCGCCAGGCTTACACGCTGCAAACTCCTGGAGCTTCTTCCGTCGTCTACAACGACGGCAACGATCCCAATGTGGGATGGATGGTCGGGATCACGGGTGCGCAGGTTATCCGCATCTTCCCGAAGGGCACGATTCCCAAGGCGGCCGGCCGGCGCTACCGAGCCACGGCTCGCGTGTTCCTGGACAACGCCCAGGCGACCGCGTTCCTTGGCTGGGTTGATGCTCCGGGCAATGGCGATGTTGCGGTTAGCAACCGCTACCTCGGCCAGGGCACGGCCGCAGCGGGTGCGATCACGCAGACGACGACCAACCGCGCCTGGGTGACGATCTCGACCGAGTACACGACGGCCGCTTCCAATCAGGGGAAGATGTCCCCGTTCCTGGGTGCTGACACCACCGTCAGCGGCCAGGCAATAGCGCGCATCTACTGGACCGGGATCACCGTCGAGGACATCACCAGCGAAACTGCGGCGGGGGCATATGCGGCGGCCTCTGCCACCAGCGCCTCGACCGCGTCGACGAAGGCGACCGAAGCCACGCAGTCGGCGTCGGCTGCGAGCACCGCCCGCACGGCGGCCGAGACCGCCAAGGGCCAAGCGGAAAGCGCGCAGTCCTCGGCCGCCTCGAGCGCCTCGGGAGCCACCGGTTCGGCGAGCAGCGCGGCCCAGGCTGCGAGCACGGCCGCCAGCTACCGGGATGCCGCCAAGGGGAGTGCTGACGGCGCGGCATCGAGCGCGAGCACGGCGAGCAGTCAGGCGTCGATCGCCAGCGATCGCGCAGCGGCAGCGCAGGCCAGCGCGGTGCTGTCGGCGAGCGTTGGTGGCGCAAGCTTCAACCCGAACCCGAACATGGTGTGGAAGGCTGGCGACGCGTTGCCGACCGGTTGGTCCTGGTGGCAGGCGGTGCCGATCGAGCGGGTGCCCACCGGATCGCTTGGCGAAACCGTAGCGCGGCTCACCGTGGCAGCAGGCCAGGTCGGCGGCCCGGCGCAGCTCGGCCTGCCGATCACGCCGGGCTGGTGGGTGATGGAGGTCGAGGCTGGGCTAGTCAGCGGCGACTGGCGGGGATCCGGCGTATCGATCCACGGCAACTACCACATCGACTTCGCGGCCGAGAAGGACAGCAGCGATCAGGTCGGCGCGACGGTCGCGGGCCGCCGATCCTTTTCGAAGCTGGTGCGTATCGATCGCGCCGGCATGACCAACTGGCACGTGATGGTGGGCTATGCGACCTTCGGGACGATCGCGGCCAAGACCATCGACATCTATCGAGCAGGCCTTCGACGGGCGACCCGCGAGGAGATCGACAACCGGGCGGCTATCCCTGCGCTACAGGCGACCGTCAGCCAACAGGCAGGCGTCCTCGCCGAGCATGGCGGGAAGCTGGCCGCCTATATCGAGAACACTGTCGCCGCCGGCGGCAGCACCGCGACCGTCCGCCTGGTCGCAAACGGCAAGACGTCCGGCATCGGTTTGCAGGCTGACAGCATCGTCCTGGGCAGTGAGCAGAAGCCCGCGCTTCTGATCGAGAACGGCCAGGTGCGGGTGCAGGGCAAGCTGTCGGCCGACAACATCGACGCCGGCGTGATCCAGTCGACCAATGGCGTGACGAAGCTGGACCTCGCGACCGGCCGTCTGATCACGAGCAATGGCAGCGTCATGAAGGTGACGGGTAATGGCTTCGGTTCGAACAACCAGTTCGTCGAGTGGTTTGGCCCGGTGCAGAGCAGCCTCTCCAACTGCACCGAGGCGAACGCCACCTTCTACCTGAAGACTGATGGCAGCGCCTATTTCGGCGGCTCGCTTAGTGCGGGCGTTCGCAAGAACGCGGTGCAGACATCGGGCAGCAGGGTGTCGACCGGACCGATCGAAAGCGGCGGACGGCCGCGCAAGGTGGTCGTCAGCTATACGTACACGCGCCAGTCCCAGCAGAACTCGGTCCAGACCGCCGGGACCGGATCTTCCAGCGCTGTCGTTCGCCTGCTGCGCGGCACCACTGAGATTGGCCGTTTCACCGCGACCGGGTCCTGGCGCCGCACAAGCTACGGTGGGCAAGCCAACCCGGCGACATACGAGGAAAACCTCGGCGGCTCGCTCACCGTCACGGACATCTCGGGCGGGACGCAGGTCGAATACATCGCCGAGCTGGTGTTCACCGGCTTCGGTCCCGGCCCGTCGGGGACGCCGGCCCAGGACGGCATCGGCCAGAATCTCTCGATCGTCGAGACCGAGGAATAGCCTCACCCGTGATCCCACCTGAGTTGGAGACGACCATGACCGACACCCCCAAACCGGAGTTCGTAGTGACCACCCAAGCAGAACGCGACGCAGCGATGGCTGCGGCGATGGCGTACGACCAAGCGCAGGCCGAGGCGACGGCAGCGGAGCGCGCGGCCTTCGTTGCCGAGCTGAAGGCCGTCACCAGCGACCCGCGCTACTCGTGGGTCCTGGGCGAGCTGGATCGGCTCGCGCCGGTCTACAAGCTCGACGGCGAGATCTCGCCGCATATCGTACCGCTCCCCGGCTTCCTCGCGCGCCTGCGCTCCACGGCCGGCTGAGCTATCCTCGTACCCGGGGAGAGCCCCATGACGACGTTCACCCGGGTCGCCGACCGGCGGCCCCTATGACCGCCTCCGCCAGCGCGAAGCCGAGCTGGAAGGACGCGATCGGAATCCTCTGCGCGATCATCAGCGCGGCGTTCGTGATCAGTGGCGCGCTTCGCGCCGATGGCGGACGGGACAAGCAGCTCGACGAGAACACCCGCCGGATCGAAGCGCTCGAGCGCTCGGACGCGGCGAAGACCGACGTACTGGGGAAGATCGACGGCCGGACCATCCGGATCGAGACCACGCTCGAGATGATGAAGACGGCAAAGGAGATGCAGCGGTGATGGACGCAACCAACCTGGTGCTGATCGGCGCCGGCCTGCAGCTCGCCACCTCGGCCGCGCCGATCGCGCGCAGCTTGCGCCAGGCGCTACGCCGGCGCGTTGCGGCGATCGCGCTGGTGCCGCTCACGCTCGCGGCTGCCCCGCGCACCTGACCGCCGGCGGCTGCCTGCCGCCTTCACCGGAGATCCCCATGAAAACCATCGACTGGCGCCAGGCACGGCGCTGGTGGTCCGTGCGCGTGTCCGCGCTCGGCTCGCTGCTGTTCGCGCTGCTGACGGCGTTTCCCGACCAGGCGCTCGCCTTCTGGAACGGTGTGCCCGCCGAGATCCGCGAGCGGATCCCCGACAACCTGGAGCACGCCATCACCGCCGGCCTCTTCGCCGCGGTTCTGATCGTGCGCCTCATTCCGCAGGAGCAAGCCGATGGCGAGTAAGAGCACCACGAAGAAGGGCGGCCTGGTCGCGATCGTCGGCGCGATCGCCGCCTCGCTGCTGCTGAGTATCGTCCCGGCCGACGAAAGCGGCCGCAAGGTCGAGGTCACCGTCTCGTCGGCCGGCGAGGCGACGGTGCGGCACGTCAGCGGGCCGCAGTACCTAAAGGCCTATCGGGATCTCGCCGGCATCGCGACCGCCTGCGACGGCATCACGCGCGGCGTGAAGATGGGGCAGACCTACACCGAGGCGCAGTGCGGACAGCTGCTCGACCAGGAGCTGGTCGCCCATGCCCTGGACGTTCAGGCGTGCGTGCCGCAGCTGTGGCAGCCCGGGCGCGATCGCCAGCGCGCGGCCGCGATCTCGCTCGCCTACAACATCGGTACCAACGGCTTCTGTGGATCCACGGCTGCCAAGCGCTTCCGCGCCGGGCGATGGCGGGAGGCATGCGACGCCTTCCTGATGTGGAACAAGGCCGGTCGGCCGCTGAAGGTGGTGCGCGGCCTGACTGCCCGTCGCGGCCGCGAGCGCGCGCTCTGCCTGCAGGGTGTCGCATGATCGGTGCCATCGTAAAGCTCGCGCTCCGCGCCGGTGTGCCCGCCCGGGCAGCGAAGGTCGTTGCCTGGGCGCTGGTGGTGCTGGCGATCGCCGGCGTCGCCGCCGCCGCGATCGCGTGGATCTATGGCAGCGGCCGCGACGCCGGCGCCGACCAGGTCCGCGTCGCCGGCGACAAGAAGCACGACCAGATCGTCGCCGAAACGAGGCAGGACGAACGCACCGCCGTCGACGTCGCCCGCGCCATCGATGCGCGCACCGCGCGCGCCGAGGCGCTCACCGACGCTCAACTCCAGACCACGATCGAGGATCTCCGCAATGACCTTGAAGCCGTCCCGCCTGCGCCTGCTGGCGCTGCTCTGCCTGCCGCTCCTGTCGATGGCGTGCGCGACACCCTCAACGCGGCCATCGATCGAGCGAACCGAGCGGGCGAGGCTCCCGGCGCAATCCGCTGAGCTGACCAGGACCGAGACGCTCAAGCCGCTGTCGGCCGCGCCGAGCGGCGAGCTGATGACGATCGACAAGGGCATTTTCGCCGAGCTCGTCGAGCGTCTGGCGGAAGCGGCCGCCGCGGTAGCTCGGCTTAACAGCCGCGTCGTAGCTAGCCGGACGGAGCGCCGGTGCATCGAGGCGATCTGGCAAGCCGGCGTTGCGCCGGCGGATTGCCCGCGTGACTAGTGGGGTATCGATCGGGGTATCGAGCCCCAGCTGACCATCCGAATACGGCGGGAAACCGCCGTCCATAGCCCGTCACGGCGGACAGTCCCTCCGCCGCGCTTCGTGCTTTCGAGTAGCTATTGCCGGTACGGGCAGGAGAAATCCGGAATCCGTCAACCGGCCGGCGATTTGTAAACCAGGCGGCCTCGCCACCACCAACACCAGGAATCGTGATGCTGACCAACGCGACCGTAAAGGCCGCGCGCCCGGACGCGCGCCCGTACAAGATGGCTGACGGGCAGGGTCTATTCCTGCACGTCGCCGTCACGGGTACCAAGTCGTTCCGGCTGAAGTTCCGCCTCGCCGGCCGCGAGCAGCTGCTCACCTTCGGCACGTGGCCCGAGGTGTCGCTCGCCGAGGCGCGCGAGCGGCGCGACCTCGCGCGCGAGCAGCTCGCCCGCGGCGAGGATCCGCGCACGTCGACGTCGGCCGGCGCCGAGAAGCCGTCGACATTTGAGGCGGCCGGCCGCGCCTGGCACGCGCACCAGACGCCGCGCTGGACGCCGGTGCATGCCGGCGACGTGCTGGCGAGCCTGCAGCGTGACGTCTTCCCCGCGATCGGCGCGATGCCGCTGGCGGCGATCACGCCGCCGGTGGTGCTGAACGCGCTGCGCGCTGTCGAATCGCGCGGGGCTCGCGAGACTGCCCGCCGCCTGCGCCAGCGCGTCTCGATGATCTTCGCCTTCGCGCAGTCCGAAGGCTGGTGCGAGCACGACCCGGCCGCGGTGATCGGCCGGGCCATGCAGGCGCCCGGGCAGAGGGGCCAGCAGCCGGCACTGCTCGAGCTGGGCGAGGTTCGCGCGCTGCTCGGCGCGGCCGAGCTCGTCGACGCCGCGCCAGCCGTGAAGCTGGCGTCGCGGTTCCTGGCGTTGACCGCGGTTCGCTTGGCGGCGGTGCGCGGCGCGCGCTGGGACGAGTTCGAGGACCTGGACGGGCCGGTCCCGCTGTGGCGCGTGCCGGCGGTGCGCATGAAGCTCGCGGCCGCGAAAAAGATCGACGCGCGGCATGACCACCTGGTGCCGCTCAGCCCGGCCGCGGTGGAGGTCCTCCGCGCTGCGCGCGCGCTACAGGGGGAGGGTGGCCTAGTTTTCCCCGGCCGCAGCGGATCTAGTCCACTCGGCGAGGCGGCAATCGGTTCGCTCTACGCGCGAACGGAGTTCGCCGGCCGCCACGTGCCGCACGGGTGGCGGGCAAGCTTCTCGACGATCCTGAACGAGACGTTCCCGGAAGATCGAGACGCGATCGACCGCGCACTGGCGCATGCGGCGAAGGACAAGGTCGAGGCGGCGTACAACCGGGCCCAGCATCTGCAGCGCCGGCGCGTGCTGTTCGATGCCTGGGCCGATCTCCTCACCCGGGATGACGGGCGCCGCTGACGCGACGCCGGGGAGGGTGGCACGGTTCGTGCTCCTCCCCCTCGCTAAGCCCGGGGCGGCGCAAGCCGCCGCGCTCCGACAGCCGGGTCTTGGCTGTCGGGTCGAAGGGTTGGGCCATTTCGGCCTGGGGGAGCAGCAAGTTAGCATGGCCTAGCTCCAAGCTAGGCCATTCCTTTCAGGTATCTATCAGATACCCCCGGTTTCATCGCCGGTGGAGGATTCGCCCTTCTGGCTCTCGCGCGCGTCGACGCCGGCAGCGACCCTCCGGAGGACTTCACCCAGCAGCGTGTCCCCGTTCCAGGTGAGCGTGTGCCGGTCTTGCGCAGTCAGCTTCTCGAGCATCGCCTCGAACTCGGCCCGCTCGCGCTTGCGGCGGTCCGCCTCGCATGCCGGCGCTGGCGCCTTGCGGAAGAGGCGACCCAGCCAACCTTGCATCGCCTTCGGGCAGAGCAGGGCGTAGGCATTGCTCGCCTGCTCCACCTGCTGACCGCCGGGCTGCGGGTCTTCAACCGGCTTGCTCCGACGCATCCAGTGAATGAAGCCGTGCTGCCGAAGGCGCTTCAAGGCCTCGTGAACGGCAGAGTAGGCGCGGCCGATTGCATCCGCGATGGTACGGATTGCGGGATCAAGGCGGCCCGTCGCATAGTCCACCGAGGAATAGAGGAACTCGAGGACCTCGATGCCGACTTCGCCCAGGTCGCCATTGCGCGTCCCGGGCTCGACCTTGCGCCGCTTGGCTCGAGTGCGGATTTCGAATTGCTTCGCTGCTTTGAGCAACGCAGCCGTCCAGCGTTTGCCACCGCGCATCGTGCCACCGTTGATCGGCTTCCAGACGCGATCTTCGACCTGGCCGACGGTGTAGCTGTTGCGCCAGACCGGTTGGCCGGAGCGGGGGCTGTCGCCGCGGTCGAAGCGAGCGCGGGCGTCACGGCTTGGCGAAATGCCCGCAAGTGACGCAGCGAAGGCTCCGACTGCGATCGCCCCTCTTGGAGTGGACGATGGGCGCGCAGCTGTAGCCCCGGAGGCTCGATCCACCGTCCTCATGCCAGCACCAACTGGCGAGCGTTTAGCGCCGCTTCCCCTCCAGGAAGGCGTCCACCGGCGGCAGGTCTTGGTACAACAGATCCGCCCAGCGCTGCGCAATCTCGCGCCGGCGCGGCATGTACGCTGCGCGATTGTACGCGGATTCGACACCGGCCGGCACATGAGCCAGCATCAGGTCGATCACCGCGCGGTCGCCCGGTCGATCCTCCCGCTCCGCCAGTTCGTTCATGACGGTCGAGAAGGTGGCGCGCCATCCATGCGGCACGTGCCGGCCCCGAAAGGCTGGAAGCCGGTTGTACATCGCCCCGATTGTCGCGTCGCTCATAGGACGGTGCGCGTGCCGAACGCTCGGAAACAGGTAGGGCCCCGGTTTGGTCAGCTGAACCGCCAACCGGAATAACTCCACCGCCTGCGAGGAAAGCGGGACGAGGAACTCGAAAGCCGGATCGTCCTTGCGGTCGAGCGACAACTTCATCTTCGCCGCCGGAATACGCCAGATCGGTTCGGCACCATCGAGGTCCTCCAGTTCGCCCGGCTGAGCGAGCCGGATGATCCCGGGTCGGACGGCAGTGAGCGCGAGCAACCGCGACGCGATTTTCACCAGCGGCTGACCTGGCTCCGCTTCGCTCTTGCTCAGGAGAGCGCGCGCCTCCTCCGTCGAGCGGAGTGCCGGCTGCCGGCCGCGACGTACCGGCTGAAGCGCCTGTTTCACGACGGCCGCAGGATCCTGCGTCGCGATCCCCGATGCGATCGCAAATACGAAGACGGCCGAGATGCGCTGCCCGATTCGGTGCGCTGTCTCGATCGCGCCGCGCCGCTCGATCTCGCGCAGCACCTCCAGCACATCCGGCGCGGTGATGGTGTCGATCGGACGCTGGCCGAGTTTCGGAAAAGCGTCCCGCTTCAGGCTTTCGAGGACATCCTCCGCATGCCTCGGCGCCCACCGCACTTTCTGCAGTGCGTGCCAGTCCGTTGCCACTTTCTCGAACGTCGGAAGCAGGGAGGGGACCTGCCGCCTTACTGCTGCCGGATCCTGCCCCGAACGAAGCACCTTCGCGGCCTCGTCGCGCTGCTCCCGGGCTTCCGCAAGCTTCACGTCCGGATAGCTGCCAAAGACGAGGCGCTTCTCCTTGCCGTCGAAGCGGTACTTCCAGCGCCAGGACCGATGGCCCGTCGGCGAGACGTACAGATACAGCCCGCGCTGGTCGCCAAGCTTGTACGGCTTCTCCGCGCCCTTCGCCGATCGGCATTTCGCGTCGGTCAGCAA